AGACTGGATGGTATCAAAGGCAACGGGCAAGCAGCTATGCCTTGTGCATAGATATACTGATAAGATACGCTGGATAGATATGGTGCGTATCGAAGAACCGAAGAAAGGTAAGACGGTTAAATATGCATAATAATTTTGAATGCTTTATGAAAGGCAGTGCTGAATGCATATTTTACGTTAAGATGTGCTGCGATGACTGCCCGTACTGCGATAAATGCGGATATTGTGATAATATCTGTAACAGCAACGGAGACTGCAACGAATGCAGTGTTTCAGAACGGAAACAGAAATCTGAAATCATATTTTGTTAAAACCTGTCCTATGTTTGAGAGAGGATAGGTATCAAGAGGAGCTGCGCTCCTCCTGTAATGCAGCCGCCGATAGGCGCAGGTCACAAGCCCTGATAAATGCAGAGTGCAGAAAACAAGGAGGTAAAATCGCTATGGAAACAAGGCATAAAAAGCTTACAAGCAAAGCAGGACTAACTATCCCCAAGGACATCAGACTTGCAGCAGGCTTTGCGGGCGGCATGGCTGTTGACATCGAAGAAACAGCGGACGGTATCCTTATCCGCAAGCATAGACCCACCTGCTGCTACTGCGGCAGTGTTGATAATGTGCGCTCTATCAAAGGACGTGATACCTGCAAAAAGTGTGCGGAAGAAATCGTGAAGGAGGTAAAGACCGCTTATGAATCTGTCTGATAAAGTAAAACGGTACGCCGAGATCAAAGCGGAAATATCGGAGCTTAAAGCAGAAGCTGACGGCATCGAGGCTGATATACTTAAGGCTTCGGAAGCAGATTTGCAGGACACAAAGTTTAAATCTGCTGTTTACAGCGACAATGTGGGCAATGCTATTACGGTCACCAACGCCGACAGCGTTAAGCTTGTGTATCCTGCAATGCTTAAAGAGATCTTCGGCAAGGCTTACGGCGATGTCGTAAAAGAGGACGTGACCTACACCTTGTCGGAATCCGCAAAACGTCTGTTATCCGCCGTTTACAACAAGGAGTACATAAAGGACGGCAGTGTTGCTAAAATACTGGACGGACTGGAGCTTGACGATAAGAGCCGCAAGGCACTGGAGAAAAAGCTTAAAGGAGCGAAATATGAGACCGACGTAAAAAACTTTATGAAGCTTGGCGGTCTGGACGAAAAGGCGGCGCAGGAGAACGCATATCTTGTATCCGAAGCCGTTGCTTGGCAGAATCTTAAACGTCTGCTTACGATCAATAATGAACAGCTCACGGATGAGATCGTGGAACGTGCGGTTGATATGATCGACAGTGCAGTTGTAGTTGAAAGAACGCCGAAAACGAAATTTACTGCGGTAAAATAATAAGGACAGGAGTGATTTGGATATGGCAACAAAAGAACAGATCAAAAGGATTTACGGTTTGGGAACAGGTCTTGGTATCGTCGGCAAGGACAGAGACGATATGCTGCATGAATTGGTCTACAGTATTACAGGCAAAGAATCGGTAAAAGACCTTGATGACAATGATTTTAAAACTGTACAGAACGAGCTTATCAATCGCATGAAGCTTGCCGATCCAAATCATCCGCTGTATAAATCCAAGCCTAAAAAGAATTCAAAGAGCGAAAACGAGGAGATCGGCTGTAACGGTATGGCTACTTCCGAGCAGCAGAACCTTTGCTGGAGATACTGCTACAGGCTTAAAGAGCTTGACCCAAATCCAAAGTCGGCAGACGTCGGAGACAGGTTGATAGGTGCGATAGACAAAATTCTGGGCGTTACGGCATCAAAAAAACAGCCGTTCCGCTGGATCGATCAGGAGCAGTGTTCTAAACTTATCGAACAACTAAAGCGTTATGTAAATACAGCCGAGCGCAGAGCAAAACGAGGTGAGAAATGTGCCGGAACTTGATATATACAAAGAAGATCTTACTCCGGAACAGCGTGATATTTACGATTGCATAGGCGCTCAAGCTTACGAAAAGCTTGTACAGCGTTACGGCGGTCTGTCGATTTACATTGCCAAAGCCGACTCGGTTATACGCTCTGCACGGGACGAAAAGATACGCAGGGATTTCAACGGGTACAATTTCAAGTATCTGGTCAACAAATATAACCTGTCCGAGCGCACGATCCGCAGTATAACGGCTGAGGTAAGACAGGAAAAGCAGAACGCTCCTTTGGAAGGTCAACTCACTTTTGATGAAATGTGATCGCAAAAAATCGCTGAAACGCTTCATCTGTAACACCCCCAATATATATGGTACAGTTAATATAACGGATAACGGTACTAAATATATTGGGGGTGTTTTTTTATGACAAGTCAGGAGATATTTACGATAGTATTTCAGCTCGTCCTTACAGGCGGCATAGGTATTATAACCTACTTTTTAAAGCGGACTATGGACGACATTGATAAATGCAAAAGCGGTCTGGATAAAGTCAAGGAAAATTACGTCTCCAAAGACGAATTTGACAAGTGCAAAACAGACATTACCGACGTCAAGCAGAATTATCTTACCAAAGAGGACTTTTATCGGGAACAGCTTAAGACCGAGCAGAAGCTGGATAAGATCATGGACATCTTAATGGAGATGAAAGGAGAGAAATAACATGGACATGGAAAAGCAGATGCAGCTTATCAGAGCGGGAAATTTTAAGGAGAACAACGGCTCTGTTATGCGCACTATCAATATGCTGCGCACGCAGTATCACAGGCTTAAGAGCGTGGAGTACGCTTTGCCGAACATTACTAAAGGCGAAATATCCGACAGCGTCAACTATCTTTATGAAGCAGGATATATCCACCTCCGTGATATAGTGACCAAAGAGCTGACCACTCTTGCAGACAGCGATTTTGACGATCTGGAGGCTAAGCTTACGGCAAAGGGTATAAGCTTGCTTGCCGGAGGTATCAACGACCCCTGCATAAAGCTGTAGGGGGGGTGCGAATAATGGCAAGAAAGCGCAGAAAGCACTCAAAAATAGACAAGCTGTCACCTGAGCTTAAGGCAACGGTCGAAGATATGATGAAAGCCGATTTTACCTATGCTGAAATCGCAGATTACATCAAAGAACAGACGGAACAGCCCATATCAATATCTTCGGTTTGCAGATACGCCGCTAACCTTAATGAGAGTGTAGAAACCCTCAGAATGGCTCAGGAAAATTTTAGAGTCATAATGGAGGAGATCAACAAGTATCCGGCTCTTGATACCAGCGAGGGTATCATCAGACTGCTGTCTCACAATGTATTAGAAAGTATTCAGAACACTCCCGAAGACAAGTGGCAGAATATGAATCCCGAAGCATTGCTCAAGCAGGCTACAAGCCTTGTAAAGGCAGCCGCATACAAAAAGAATATGGACTTGAAAAATGAGGATATCCTTAATGCGGGCTTTGAACAGGTCAAGTCCATGGTATTTGAAGCAATGGCAAGGGAACGTCCTGATTTGTACAAGGACGTGGCAAAATATCTTGAAGAAAAAAGGAACGATACGGTATGATCTACGTTATTTATGTACAAAGCGGAAGAGAAAACGATGTTGTCTCTGCTCTCAGAAATAAAAACATTACCGCCTGCTCTCCTACTCACGATCTGTTGGAACGCAAGGGCGGCGTGTGGCACACGGTACGCAGATTGATATTTCCCACATACGTTTTTGTTAACAGTGAGTGCATTACAGACGAGCTTTACTACGCCGTTAAAAACACGGTCGGTGTAGTAAGATTTTTGGGCAGACCGCCCACACCGCTGCCGATGAGCGAGGAAGTACGGCTGAGATGGATAATTGACATCGAAGATCTTACAATCAGTCGTGGTTACATAAAAGGCGGCAAGGTGACTATCACTGAGGGGCTGCTCAAAGGCAGAGAACATTGCATAGTTAAATACAGCAGACGGCGCAAACGCTGTACGTTGTATTGTGAGATAAACGGCAGACGTCATTACTTCGACGTTGCCGCAGAACTGGAAAAGATCTGATCAAAGGCGCAAGGTTGATTCGTCCCCTGCGCTTAAGGTCAGATTACATAACGCTGCCGAACGACGGAATTTTGAAACAAAAATATCCGAATGGCGAAGCTTTGCCCTATAGTTGCATTTTAAAGGCGTTTAACAGCGTTCTAGTGCGTTTTGAAACAATTCTTAGAATCATTTCAAGCTTAAAAGAGATGTGCCTTTAAACGGGCGTGTGGTTTGAATGTGAGTGAACTGAGGTGTTAATGAGTGAATATAAAAAGAAAACAGGCTATCGAAACACTGTCGGCAGCGGTCAGCAGCGTTAACGATGTAAAAATACAGACGGATATTCAAAGTCTCGGCAAACTGTCGGAGGCTTTTATTAATACCTCCGATAAAGCGGAGCGTAAAAAGCTTGCCGCCGATTACAAAAAGCGTCACAAGGAACTGCAGGATTTTCTTGACGCTAATCCGGAGCTGGTAAACTCTGAGGTTGAGCGTGCGTTGCTTGCCGCAGCTCTGGGCGGCGAATATGCTGAGGAAGAAATCAGAGTCGATGCCAGAGGTCGGAGAACGATAAGACGCAAAGTCAGAAAGGTTGCGCCTAATCCGTCCGCCGCTCTGAGCTATCTCCAGAACAAGGACAAAGAAAACTGGTCGCCTAATCCCAAGGCTGATCCTGAGTTAGAGGATACGTCGGAAATTGAGGAGGATATCTATGGCAAGGAAAACTAAGCCTGAAAAACGCCAAAAGACCATACCCTACAATTTCGGCGATAAGCATAAGGCATATATCCGAAAGTCTTCGGTCTGCATGATAAACGTTGCAGAGGGAGCGGTAAGAGCCGGAAAAACGGTGGACAATGTCCTTGCCTTTTGTCACGAGCTTAAGACTACTAAAGACAAGATACACCTTGCATCAGCGTCAACACTCGGCAACGCAAAGATAATTTTGGGCGACTGCAACGGCTTCGGCATTGAGCATTACTTCCGTGGTCAGTGCCGATGGGGTAAGTACAAAGGCAACGAGGCTCTTATCATAAAGGGCAAGGATACGGGATTTAAAACAAGGATCGTTATCTTTTCCGGCGCTATGCTTGCCAGCAGCTATAAGTCTATACGAGGTAACTCCTACGGTATGTGGATAGGTACGGAGATCAACCTGCATCACAAATCATTTGTACAGGAGGCATTTAACAGATCTATCGCCGCTGATAAGCGTAAGATATGGTGGGATCTTAACCCGGACAACCCAAAGAGCTGGATATATACCGAGTACATTGACAAGTACCAGCAGGACGCAGCCGAACACAAGTTTCTCGGCGGATACAACTACGCACATTTTACTATTGACGATAACATAAATATCTCAGATCAGCGCAAAGCTGAGGTAAAATCGCAGTATGATCCGACATCTATATGGTACAAGCGAGATATTCTGGGATTGCGAATAGCAGCGGAGGGTCTTATCTTCCAGAGCTTTGCCAATGCCCCCGAAAACTACATACTGTCGGTATCTGAGCTTGATAAGAGCAAGATCACATCAATACAGATTGGCATCGACTTTGGCGGTAACAAATCAAAAACAACATTTGTGGCTACTGCTTTTATAGATGGCTTTAAAAAGCTTGTTGTTGTAGCAGATCACAAGATAGACGGCGGAAAGGGCGAGGTCGGACCCGACAACATATACGCCGCTTTTATAAAGTTTGTAAAGACATTATATATGCGTTTTAATCCGCTTTTAATCAAATTTGCATGGGCAGATAACGAAAATCAGGCGGTAATAAACGGTCTGAGAGTAGCTTGCGCCAGAGCGAGACTGCTGGTCAAGATCGTGGATTGCTACAAAGCCCCACGAAATGACAGAATATCTATGCTTACATCTTTGATGGCTCAGGGCAGGTTTTTTGTGCTTGACATTTGTAAAAATGTTATCGGCAGTCTGTCGGAGCAGATATGGGATCCTAAGATACCGGACCGGGACGAGCGTCTTGATGACGGTACTTGCGATATAGATACTGCAGATGCTCTGGAGTACAGCTTTAGCAAATTTATTAAGCCGCTAACATTGGCAGGAGGTGAAAACATTTGAACAGCGAGATCATAAACTGGCTGAATAATCAGTTCGGCTACACTATTTCCAAAGATTATTATGCAAATATATCCGTGTGGAAGAATTGGTGGAAAGGCTTTCATGAGCCGTTCCACAGGATAGTTTTCGAGAACGGTGAAAAACGTAAAAGCCGTGATATGTATACCATGAAAATGGCAAAAAAGGTGTGCGAGGACTGGGCAAGCATATTAATAAACGACAAGACGTTTGTCAAAATAGACGATGAATACTCGGAAAAATTTATTGTCGGGGATACTGACAACGGCGGTGTGTTCGGCAGCAACAACTTCTGGAATCAGGCTAACGACCTTATGGAAAAAATGATGTATTCCGGCACTTGTGCTATTGTCATACGTTTAAAAAATGCCGTGGTAAGCACAGACGGCAGACTGATGTCATCTCCCGACGCATGGATAGATCTAAATTACCTCGAAGCGGACAGGATAATAGTCCTGTCATCGGACAACGGTATCATCACGGAGGCGGCGTTTTGCTCCGATGTCTGTATAAAAGGCAGCAGCAAGCTGTATCTTGAGATACACAAACTTGTGCAGGGCGAATATGTCATTGAGAACCACCTTTTTGGAACTAAGGATAAATCGCTGTTGAGCGAAGAACCTCTGCCGGACGGTGTTGCAAGAATAATGCATACAGGATCAAATAAGCCGTGGTTTACCATATGCAAACCTGCTATCGTTAATCCCATAGGTAACAATAATGGTATGGGTTGTGCGGTGTTTGCCGGAGCGATCGACAACTTGAAAGGTGTTGACCTTGCATACAATAACCTTAACTCAGACTTTTGGCTTGGACAGAAAAAAGTATTTTTAAACAAAAATATGCTTGCAGATATGACCGGAGATAAAAAGGTAGCTCCCGATGAAGTAAATCAGCAGCTGTTTTACTACATAGGAGAAACTATGGACGACGGCACGGGAAAAAATATGGTACAGGAGCATAACCCGGATCTCAGAGTTGCGGACAATACCGCCGGTATACAGGCTCAGCTCGACTATCTCAGCTTTAAGGTTGGATTTGGTACTAAGCATTATCAGTTTAATTCTAGCTCTATCGTTACGGCTACCCAGTACACCGGGGACAAACAGGACTTGATACAAAATGCTCACAAGCATTTTATAAAGGTTGAGAGCTTTTTGCACAGCCTTGTTAAAACGCTGCTCTGGATAGGTCACAGCTTTATTGACGGTCAGATCAAGGAGGATGCGCATATTTCCATTGTCTTTGACCAAAGTCCGCTGGTAGACGAAAATGCCGAGCGGCAGCGTGACAAGGATGATGTTGCGGCGGGACTTATGCAGAAGTGGGAATATCGTGTCAAATGGTACGGCGAATCGGAAGAGGAAGCGAAGAAACGTCTTGCAGACGGTGAGCCTACTGATGATGAGCTTATGGGATTTGAGGACGGTGAGGAGTAATGCTTACCCCTCAGACTCTGCAAAAACTGCCCGATGATCTTGTCGATCTTGTAAGCGAGGTACAGAAGGATATAATCAAGTCCATTGCTCGGAAGCTTGTAAAAGCTGATTACCTTACTCCCTCTGCAGAATGGCAGCTGTACAAAGCAAGTCAACTAAGATTGTCTACAAAAGAGATTACGGTTATGCTTGCAAAATTTACGGGCAAATCCAAGCGGCAAATCACAAAACTGTATACAGAT